GTTGTTGCCAGGTTCTGCTTTAGGGAATGTTTTAGGAAGTGCGGGAAGTTACTTAGGAACAGTATCAGGCGCAACATACGGTACAGGTTTCTTATCTCAACAATCTAGAATGTTAGCCGCACAAGAGTGGGGTATGGGCGCAACTAATTCCGCAGGAACTATGGCACAAGGTATCGGCTTAAACATTGTTGGTGGTATGGCAGGTACATTTCTTGGCAATGCAATTGCGGGAGATAAGCAAATAATTAAAGGTATTGGATCATCATCGATTGGTTCAATGATTGGTGGATTTGTTGGCGGCCCTGTAGGCGCACTCATTGGTGGTGTGCTTGGTGGTATTGCCGATTCTTTATTTGGTATGGGTCCAAAGAAAACTCAATCTGCTGGTATTACAGGTACTCTTGCAGAAGGTAGCGGAACTGAACTAAGAGAATATGAAAATTGGCGCCAAGAAGGCGGTAAGTTTAGAAGTGATAGGGCTGGTCGAAATGAAAAGGCAGCCGATGCAGAACTTGTCAAGTACATGCAAGCAGGTGTCAACCAAGTCTTTGGTGGCGTTCGCAAGGGCGCTGAGATTATGGGGCTTGATGCAAATCTTACTAAAGGTTTTACCAAAGCAATTGAAGTAAACCTATTGGGTCTATCTCAAGCAGATCAAGCAAAGAGATTGCAAGAAACTCTACTTGGCTTTAGCGATGACTTGATCAAATCTGCATATGCAGACATTGTAAATTATCAAATCAAACTTGTTGATGATAAGTTAGAAAGTATAACAGAAACTTTCTCAAGACTGGCTGAATCAACAGTCTTTATGAACAATGCGTTTGAGATGTTGAAATACACCGCAGACGATCTTGCAAAAACAATTGGTGGCTCAACAGGACTTGCACTTGCTGATCTAAAATATGACATTATGACAATGTTCGGAGGCAAAGACCTTCAAGAACAGCAAGATAATTTCAATAAATTTGTTGGTGATTATTACAAACTCTTCTATAGTCAAGAAGAACAATTGACATACAGTTTGAATCAGAAGAAGAAAGAGTTTGAAGCCATTGAACAGGAAGTTAAAACTAAGATTAATATTCCAGGTTTGGAAGGCTTTGACATTCCTGAATTTAAAGGTACGGTCGAAGAAAGCAGACTTGCATATCGTGAGTTTGTGGATAACTTCGTTAAGTCTACTGGTTTGGCAACAGACGAATCAAGAGCAATTTATGCCAAGTTGATTCAAGCGGGTCCTCTGTTCTTTGAAGGCGCACAGCAATTTGTCGAATTGAATAAAACACAAAAGAAGAAGAAGACTACAGAAGAATTGATAGCAGAAGGTTCTGTACTTACAGGTTCATGGATGGAAGCCGCAGGATCAGTCGGTACTGGTGCGTTTGGTGGAGACTTTGCAAATACTGTAAGTGGTGTAACAAGTAGCCTAGATTACATCTCAAGCACATTGTCTAATGTACCTGCTGGTGGTATAGTTCCTACTGAAACATTGGGCGCTGGCTCTCAACAGTTCCTAAGAGAACAAGGTAATGCATTGATTAAAGCATTTGAGGGCGGAACAAATGTAAATACAGTTGTTGATAACTCAGTACGTCAAGTCTCATCACCAATCACAACATTCGTTATGAAAGATGACAAGGTAAGAGACTTCCATCCAATTCTACGCAATACTGAACGATCATCATTAAGAGCATATACTCTCGCGATGAGATAAAAAAAGCCCCTCGCAAGAGGGGCTAAAACTGCACATCGGAGAAAAATAATGAATCAGTCTTCAGCCAACTTTTCAAAATAACTCAGATCACCATCTTCATCATTCCAAGGTGGGCTATCTTCTACAGTTTTTGCCTTTTTAACTTCAGCAGGCTTCTCAGCCTTCTTGGTTACAGGCGCAGAAGGTTTTTCAGTAGTCACATTATCTTCTAGATTCAAGACCTTGTTTAGTCTTGTTTTCAATTCGTCATAAGATTTGAAGTTGCCCTCAGTAATGAATTCAGAAAGTTTGTTTTGTGCTTTCCAAATTCTTTCAAGTTCATCATCATCTTCAGAGAGAGCCGCGGGTGAATCAAACTCAGACTTATCATAATTTTGATAGCCTTCTACTTTGCGAATCTTCAACTTGAAGTTAGCACCTTCCCATAGATCAAATGGGTTGACAGGTGTTTCATCTTCAAACTCAGGATTCATCAAATCATTCAACTTGTCAAAAATTTTCTTACCAAATTTAAACAAGAAGACCTTACCATCATTGTCAGGATTAGATGGGTCCTTGACAATATACACGTTAGCGATGTATTGGAGTTTGCGTTTTTGTTTACGCGCAGTTTCTTTATCTGATTCAACACCAGAGTTCCACAACATAGTGTTGTATTCAGAAACAGGGTCTTTTTTATTGAGAGTTGTTAGAGAGTTTTCAATGTACCACTGGCCTGTAGGCCCTTGAAATGAGTGGGAGAACAATTGAACCCAAGGCATGTCTTCACCTTCAGCCGCAGGTAGAAAGCGAATGACTGCCATGCCATTGCCTGCTTTATCTACTGTTGGTTTCCAGAATCGAGTGTCCTCGTAGGATTTCTTTTCACTAGACTTATCGTTTAGTTTATTGACTTGTTCAGTCAACTTCTCCAAATCTTTTGAGCGAGATTTACGGAGTTCTGCGAATGTATTTGCCATCGTATTTCCTTTGTATTAAAATGTATTGATTGTATTATTTGCTTGTCCACTTATATCATGTTCAACTACAGTAGTATATAGTTGCTCAAGATTCTTTTTAGGCTGGAGAAGAACACAAATTTGTGATTTTTTCCGCACCTTTACCCCTGCATTACCACTTCCTTCAATGCCTTTTTCATTTTGTGTAAGTCGCACTTTAAGAAGGGCTGGTACTTTTTGCATAATTTACTTACCTCTTTGTAGATCGGATCATGAATTACTTTATCAGTTCTAGGTATAAACTTTAAAATCATATTGAGTACTGCGAGAGTTTCGATGCTAATCTCTTTTCTCATGTACATTTTTATAATCTTTGGATGGTCTCCGTCTACACTTTCAAATAATTGATTAAAGTCATTCTGTTTATACTCCGCAAGAAATTCTATCTCATTCTTAAAATGATACGTTATAGATTCTTGCTTTCGTTTCCAATCTTTGTATCTTTCTTCTGCTTGATCAGAGAGTAGTTCACCTACCCATGTCTTTGTGTCGTACAGAAAGTTTGATACCAAAAAGTCTTCTAGGTAAGCGTCTTTGCGATTGCCTAGTTTTGCAAAAAATATTTTATCTCTTCGATTCAAGAAAGCATCATGGCTTACCTTGATCTTCTTATTATACTTGAAGTAATCGTAGTTGTCAAGTACGAAATGATTCTTCAATGCGGTATAAATCTTGTATGCGTCAAAGGCATCCATTTTCATAGCATCGGCAACTTTGCGTTCTTAGAGGCAATCATTTTACCTTTGATGGCTTCACTCTCCATAACATTTTTCATTTTGCTAGAGATGAGTGAAGCCGCAGTCTCAACTTCCAAATTGTTTTGCTCACAGAATAAGAGAACCGCATCAATCATAGTGATTGGCGATTTAGCCTTCATAAGGTCTTTGATGTGATTCTCAAATTCTTTTGGAGTCAATATATTTAATTTACCATTCATTTTTTAATTTGAGTCGGAATGTTACGGGCACCTGGTGCATCAACAGTTCCGTGCGTAATTGAATACGCTAAACAAACTCTGTCACTTGCATCAGCATAAGAACAACGTACTGCAATAGGATCAATACCCTTTTCAATAGCACGTTCAATATTTTTCGACATGAGTTCCTTTTCCGTGAGAAACATAAAGAACAATGTTGCACACGCTGTGGCTACCATAATGCATAGTGCAATGTATAACCCGTTGTTTGAGGTATTAGATTCTTTCATTCGGCTTCCTTTTGTAGTTGTAGAAAATATGTCTACCGATGGTAATTTCTTTCTTAGCGAAAGACCAATTCGGGTTAACATAGTCTGCATGATAGAATAACGCACCGTTTGTTGGGTCCTTTAAATTGTCATGGTTTGTATAAAAATCAATTGCTAATTTCAATGCTTCATTATACACTGGATTAGCACCATTTGTCAAGAGATTGTTGGTTGAAATGAATTTAGGTTTGTCTTCACACCACCAAGAAAATTGACATACTCCATTGATCTTTTGTTTTACCACACCACAAATAGAATCGGCAAAACCTTTTTCGACTCTGTTCTGTGTAACAAACGCTACGGCGTATTTGCCAAGGGTTGGCTCATGCCCTGCTTCAAAGTAGATGTTTTCTGCTAGGCAATAAATCTCTCTTCTAGCCTCTTTTGTAAATTGCGAAATTTGCAAATTCAAATTAGGCGTTGTTGTTTGACTTATTTTGTTATAATGCCACATTGTCATCATTGTCAAACATATGAGAAACAATACTTGGACCTTATTGGTTAAGGTTTTCATATCTCCTCCTTCTGTTTTTAATTAACACAACTATATGAGAAACAAATCCGGTCTATTAAAGTAGCAAAAGAATTGTCCTATTGAACTTTTGTTATTTTCTAGAAAAGAAGTTTTTTTCATGCTTTCATTTAATGCATTGGCTAAGTTTTCATTTCCGACATAAAACTTACATGCGGATATTGCTCTAGCCAAATCAAGTATCGTGGGGGTGGGATAGTATTCTATACCAGTACGATATACTTCTTCAAATTTCTCATACTCGTTTAAAGAACCTACAAATATTCCATGCTTAGAAAGATTGCGTTCTTTTAGTTTCAGATAAAAAGGATTTATCTGATCATTACCTGCTTGGTACCTTCCGGTCCGTGAGATAACTATTTTATTTAGCACCCTCACATCTTTATCTACCGTAATCCATGGCTGATCAAGTTTTTCCTCATGATTACCCCTAATGCCAAGCCCTAAAAACACGCTTTCTGCAATAGTAATTTCTGGTACATTAAAAATAAATCTGCGAAACAAGTCTAAATTATGCTTTATTTCTTCACCATTGTAAATTTTTACATCATGAATGTACTCCTGAGTCTTCAATAGAGGTATTATACTCTCTGCGCCTTCATTTGTCAACATCACTTCATTCGGACCTGAATCAACTACACCAGTTCTAAGATAGAGAATGCCGCCACCAAGGTGTTTGATAGCAGGCAATGACCAAATAATGTCACCTAGTTTGCCCGAATGCAAGAAAGTGTTTACCATATGAAGTTCTTCTTGGAATGTTCAATAATTTTCTTTAACTCATCGTCAAATACTGCCTTCGGCTGCCATCCGAGTGCTTTGAGTTTTGTATCGTCTAGCGCATAACGCACATCATGTCCAGGTCGTGTGTAATAGGTAAGATATTTTTCGTAATCAAAATCAGAATTCATCCAGCGAATGATTTTCTTAATTACTTCGATGTTTTGATAC